GGTGTTCGTTATGAAGAACCTAAACTCAAGATTATGGGTATTGAGGCAGTTAAATCATCTACTCCTGCACCATGTCGCCAAATGATTAAGGATGCTCTTAAACTTATGATGAATGGTGAGGAGGATGATGTAATTGATTACATTGAGCAATGCAGAACAAAATTCAAACAACTACCTCCTGAGCAAGTTGCATTCCCAAGAACAGCATCTGATATTAGAAAGTATCAGTGTCAATCATCAATTTATCAAAAAGGAACTCCAATTCATGTGCGTGGAGCACTTCTTTTCAATTATTATATTAAAGAGAATGCACTTACTAATAAGTACTCTCTGATTAATAATGGTGAAAAAATTAAGTTCCTTTATTTGAAAAAACCAAATACCATTCATGAAAATGTAATCTCTTTCATTCAAGATTTTCCTAGAGAACTTAATCTTGACAAATATGTTGATTATGAACTACAATTTGAAAAGAGTTTCGTAGAACCACTTAAAACAATCTTAGAATCCTTTGGTTGGAGAGTGGAGAAAACGATTAATTTAGATGCATTTTTCTCATAATGGAGTTACCTATAACAGAAAAAGAATTTGAAAAAATTCTAAAACTGCTTGAAAAATCTAATGAAAAGCAGTTATATGCAAAATTATGGTCATTTAATTTTAATAGAAATTGTAAAACATGGACTTCCTTAAAGACATCGTAAAAGAAATTGGTGGAGAATACACCCAACTTGCTTCAGAGATTAATGAAACTGAAACTTTTGTGGATACGGGTTCGTACATTTTTAATGCTCTTGTATCCGGCAGTATATTTGGTGGGGTATCTGGGAATAAGATTACTGCAATCGCAGGCGAAAGTTCTACAGGCAAGACTTTCTTCTCTCTCGCCGTCGTTAAAAATTTCCTTGACAATAATCCTGATGGATATTGTCTGTATTTTGATACTGAAGCAGCAATCACAAAATCCCTTCTGGAGAGCAGGGGAATTGACACAACTCGCTTGGTGGTTGTCAATGTCGTAACTGTAGAAGAGTTTCGTGGAAAGGCACTCAAGGCAGTTGACCTTTATATGAAAAAACCAGAAGGGGAGCGCAATCCTTGTATGTTTGTGCTAGACTCTCTAGGAATGCTCTCAACCAGTAAAGAGATTAATGATGCCCTGAACGATAAAGAAGTACGGGACATGACCAAATCACAACTGATTAAAGGTGCCTTCCGTATGCTGACTCTGAAACTGGGTCAAGCAAAAATTCCCATGTTAGTTACTAATCATACTTATGACGTTATTGGTGCATATGTTCCTACAAAGGAAATGGGTGGTGGTAGTGGTCTTAAGTATGCTGCTTCTACAATCATCTATCTCAGCAAGAAGAAAGAGAAAGATGGAACAGAAGTCATCGGAAACATTATCAAGGCAAAGACTCATAAATCACGTTTAAGTAAGGAGAATCAAGATGTGGAAGTCCGTCTTTATTATGATGAGCGCGGCCTTGATCGTTACTATGGTCTTCTGGAACTTGGTGAACTTGGTGGACTCTGGAAGAATGTAGCGGGTCGTTATGAGATTGATGGTAAGAAAATTTATGCCAAGGAAATTCTTAAGAATCCTGAGAAGTACTTTACTGAAGAAGTAATGGAGCAACTTGATGTGATTGCTAAGGGTGAATTCTCCTATGGCAATTGAACTTAATGATTTAATACAAGTTTATGATGATGTTCTTTCTCCAGATATTTGCAATTATTTGATAAAATTTTATGAAGACAATGTTGATAAAGTTGAAAAAATTGATATAGAAAAGAAACCTTCTTTTTCTCAATTAAATTTTACCGAAAATCATCAGCAAACAGAAGACTCTATAAAAATTCATAATTATGTGATTTCAAGGGTATTAGATCATAAAAAAAAGTATTACGAGTATGTAGATAGTAGATGCTTTCCAAAAGAACATGCATTTGAGCAATTTAGAATAAAAAAATATAGAAACAATGGTGATGATTTATTTGATTCTCATGTAGATGTTAAAGATTATGAATCTGCAAGAAGGTACTTATCTTTTATGTTTTACTTAAATGATGTTGATGACGGAGGAGAAACTATTTTTACTGGATTGAGCATTAAACCAAAAACGGGAAGATTATTAGTTTTTCCTCCTCTTTGGATGTACCCTCATAAAGGTTGCATTCCAATCAGTAATGAGAAATATATTATGAGTACCTATTTCCACTATAAGTAAAAATATGAAACGTAATGTTGTAGATTGTTTCCCGTATTTTAATGAAAAAGAAATACTGGAACTTAGAATAAATCTTTTAAATGATTATGTAGATAAATTTATAATTGTAGATGGAAATTATACTCATAGTGGAGTAGTTAAAGATTATAGTGTAAAAAAAACTATAGATGAGTTAAATTTACCTAAAGACAAAATAGAAGTCATTGAACTTGATATGTCTGATGAGTCTTTACCTTTGATTACTGATTATGAAAGAATATGGAATATTGAAAAAACTCATATTTCTAGAGAAAGGGCGCAAAGAGATGCTATAGCAAAATGTTTAGAAACAAATGATTTTGATGATGATACTTTGTTTATAGTTGGTGATTGTGATGAGATTGTTAATCCAGAATATATTGAATTATATAAAAACCTGGCACTGAATAATAGAGACAAAATCTTTAAGGTTGACTTAGTACAACTTGAAGGTAGAGCGGATATGCGAGTTTATTATAAAAATACTGAAACACCTAGAGAATGGTGCTATTCATTATTTGTATGCTTAAAATCTCATATGGAAAATGTTAGCCTCACTTATATTAGGGCAAATATTATGAATCCATATCCAGTTGTTTGGGCATATGATGGCGCAGAAATGATGCGTGATTTAGGATGGCACTTTAGTTGGATGGGAAATAATCATACTAGATTAATTAAGTCTGAATCATTTTGTCATCATGACCAAGAGCTTGATTTTTTGAAGCATACCAACTATAGTAGTGATGATATGAAGGATTTCCTGCAGAACTATGATTTTTATGAAAATGAAATATGTCCATCGGGAGATACTAAATTTATCATTAAGAGATATCCAGTAGAACAGTTACCGCAAATTATTTTTGATATGCCCAGAGTAAAGCAATTTCTTTTACCATAAATGGAACGAATTGAAACGACAATTATTAGAAACCTAATATTTAATGAGGAGTATGCTAGAAAAGTAATTCCATTTATTCAGCCAGAATATTTTCAAGATAAATCTGAAAAGATAATCTTTGAAGAATCAACTAAGTTTATTGTCAATTATGGGTCTTTGATAACTGTTGAAGCACTCAATATTGAAATTGATAACCGTAGGGATTTGAATGAAACTGAAATAAAATCAATTGGGGAAATTATCTCCAATCTAGATGATTTTCCGGTTGAGAAGACTTGGTTATTGGAAACTACAGAAAAATGGTGTAGGGACCGTGCCATTTATTTGGCACTTATGGAATCAATTCAAATTGCTGATGGGCAGAATAGTAATAAGGGAAGAGATTCTATTCCACACATTCTCTCTGAAGCTCTAGCAGTTTCTTTTGATAATAATATTGGACACGATTATCTACAAAATTATGAAGAACGATACGAATTTTATCACAGAAAGGAGGACAAAATTGAATTTGATCTTGAGTACTTCAACAAAATTACCAAAGGTGGTATCCCTAACAAAACTCTTAATATCGCTCTTGCTGGTACGGGTGTCGGGAAATCTCTATTCATGTGCCATATGGCTAGCTCCGTCTTGCTCCAAGGACGGAACGTTCTCTACATTACAATGGAGATGGCAGAGGAGAAAATTGCTGAACGAATTGACGCAAACCTTCTGAATGTTCCCATTCAGGATTTGGTCGATCTTCCAAAGTCTACCTTTGAAACAAAAGTTGCTAATCTTACTAAAAAAACCCAAGGTTCTCTCATAATCAAAGAATATCCAACTGCATCTGCTCATAGCGGACATTTCAAGGCACTTCTTAATGAACTTGCCCTAAAGAAATCATTCAGTCCCGATATCATTTTCATTGATTATTTGAATATCTGTGCATCTTCAAGATATAAGGGTAATAGTAATATTAACTCTTATTCTTATATTAAAGCGATTGCTGAAGAACTTAGAGGATTGGCAGTTGAGTTTAATGTTCCAATTGTCAGTGCTACTCAAACAACCAGAGGTGGTTTTGGGTCTTCTGATCCAGAACTAACAGATACCTCAGAATCCTTCGGTCTTCCTGCTACAGCTGATTTTATGTTTGCTCTTATTAGTACAGAAGAACTTGAAGAACTTGGTCAAATTATGGTAAAACAGTTAAAAAATCGTTATAATGATCCAACCATTTACAAACGTTTTATTGTTGGCATTGACAGGGCAAAGATGAGACTTTATGATTGTGAGCAGTCCGCACAAAAGGATATAGTTGACAGCGGACAAGAAGAGGAGTATAATTACGAAGATAGTAAACCAAAAAAATCATTTGAGGGATTTAAATTTTCATGACACAACGAGTTGATTTTGACAAATATCAAAACTTTGTAGATGCCGTAACTTCCGATGCATCCAAAGATTTTCTTGCACTATCTGACCGTATGGTTCAGTTAGATGAAAAAGGTGCAAATATTGAACGTCTTTTGACTGCTGCTGTTGGCATCAATGCTGAGGGTGGTGAGTTTATGGAGATTGTAAAAAAGATGGTCTTTCAAGGTAAGTCTTGGAATGATGAGACTCGTACTCATCTGATTAAAGAACTTGGCGATACTCTGTGGTATGTTGCCCAGGCATGTATTGCTCTTGAAGTTTCGTTTGATGAAGTGATTCAGACAAACATTGATAAACTGATGAAGCGTTATCCTGATGGATTCTTTGATGTATATTACAGCGAAAATCGTGAAGAGGGTGATATCTAATGTCTAAATCCGTAACTGTAAAAATGGATATTCGCTCTGCAGCAGCAGTACGTCAAATTCTCTTTGAGCATCAGAAAGGATATAGTTATGAGTTTGCTTCAGAAAGAATTAATGATATACGAAAAGTAATTCAAGAATTTGATAGTAAAATTGGATCTACGTTAGAAGAAAATTAATTTTTAATAAATCTTATAATCTCCTTAAATGGAGATTTTTTATGTCTGAAAATAAATAAGTTTATAACTGTCAAATAAAAAAATGAGTCTCAGTATAAGTGAATTTCAAAAACCCGGTAGAGGATATTGGAATGTTTTTAGGGAAAAATCTATAAATAAAATTCCTCTTCTTACTAAAGACTCATCTGAAGTTATAATTGATTATAATGAATCAGAACCGCAGTGGCAGTTTTTAAAAAATAATTCAGTTTTTAATGATTCTGTAATTGAAGGACTTAGCCAATGGAAGAGTGGTAGAAGTATAAAAATACCCACTAATAGGGGATTGATTAATTTAAGCGATATTTTAAAAATAAATGTTACCTCTGGATCTGGAAGGGCAAGATATAATTTAGGTGATGTTGCTGAAGGCGTAATGGCGTGTGCAATTGCTGCAAGATTTGTAAATAAGAATAGAAAAATCAATAAGAGTGATTTTGAAAAAATTTTAAATCAAATGAAATCATCTAGAAGTGGTACATCTGCATCAAGAACATTTCAATCTGAAAATGCTAGACATCCTAAAATGAAAAAAATGATTTATGATGAAGTATCTCTTACAATAAATCTTGCACAAGCAAATATGGATATGCTTATGACTAATGATAAGGAGGAATATTCTATACTTGAGCAAAGTTTAATACCTCCATGCATTAGTTATGCAAATTCTCCTGAAATTAACACAGCAGCATTATTGATGTATAGAAATGGAAAAAAAGATTATATACAGGTAGTTGCTGATGGTATAAGTAATCAAACGGGAACTAAAGTTGATATTAACCTGTCAATAAATGGTAGTTTTAATGTGCCAATTGTTGGTAATATGAGGGATACAACTTTATCATTAACACAAATATCTTTGAAGAAGGCTGTAGATCAATTTGCTCAAGTTGGTGGGTGGTCACTTGATACTATTGATAGATTTTGGGGAAGAATTCTAAACACAACACCATCATCAAATCTTACATTTCAAAATTTATATACATCAAATTCTTCGGTTAGAGGAACAACTGAGGAAGTCGCTGCAAATACTATGAGAGCGGTTTATTCTTGGGCTAATGGTGAATTGCAAAGAAAATTGACAAATGGTGCATGGATTAATCACTTTATCAGTACTCTTGATAATTTTGCTACATATTTACAAACTAATGTATATCTTGTAGAAATTAATCCTCAAGGATTTCATAGATATGATTTTAAAAAATTAAACTCATATTTAATTGGACCAAAATCTGAATATACTTTAAGTAGTTCATATGGAATTGGAAAAAGTGGATTACCGTCAGTAACTATAAATGCAATTAACAAAAAAAGTAAACAATCTTATCCATTAATTCAATTTAGATTTAAAATGGAAAGAGGTATTGGTGGAAATCCGAAAGCAATAAGAAATTATGTTGAAAAGCAAAGTGGACTGGCTATGTTGATAACCCAATGAAAAAAGAAATAATAGATTTAATTGGATTAAAAAAGTTTTCAAATTTTGATGACTTGCTAAAATACTTTTACTTCTCTTATGATGTAAAAATACAATCTGAGAAGTCGCAAAATATAAAGAATAAATATATGCAGACAAGAAAAAATCTTTTGTCATATATTTTGGCAAATAAAGAAAAAATTTCGGCAGAAATTATTAATAGGAAAAAATTAAGTAGATGAAATCTTTTCTCAAATTTCTTAGTGAAGCAAGAAGTGCCGCCGCAGACCAAGCAAAGCAGCTTGGATTGGAGGGTGATGGGCACGGTGGTTGGTATAAGCAGGGAGAATTTGTAGCAAAAACTGTTGGTGGAAAGCTTCAATTTTTCAATAAAAGGCAGAAAGTTGGGCAAAGAGACCCTAATCAAACCGCAAAGGAAAAGAATATTCCATCTTCAGAATATAGCGACCCAGCAGCGGCTCCCGCTCCAGCAGTGGAGCAAGAACCAGTCCAGCAAGAACCAGCAGCACCTCAACAGGCACCTGTAGAGCAACCTCCAGCACCTGTTGGACCTCCTCCAGTGCCCAAGACCAAAGGAACCCTGACCGTTGCCTTTGGGCGTTTCAACCCTCCGACTATCGGGCATCAACAACTAATGGATGTTGCGGCACAAGCAGCATCTCAGGATGAGGGTGGCGAATATCTCATTTATCCCTCAAGAAGTCAAGATAAAAAGAAAAATCCTCTTGACCCAGATACCAAAGTTTCATATATGAGAGGAATGTTCCCTGCTCATAGTGAAAGAATTGTAAATGATGCTAACACCAAAACTATCTTTGATGTTCTTAAGAAGGCACATAATGATGGTTATACGAATGTAAGAATTATTGGTGGTGCTGATAGAGTTAAGGAGTTTGAAAAACTTTCTAATAACTATAATGGTCAATTGTATCAATTTGATGCTATTGAAGTTGTATCTGCCGGAGAAAGAGACCCTGATGCCTCAGGTGTAGAAGGTATGTCAGCATCAAGAATGAGACTTGCTGCATCTGAAGGAGATTTTCGTAAGTTTAGAGAAGGACTTCCTAAAGAGTATCCAAGAGACCAAGCTATGGAACTCTTTAATACCATACGGTCCTCTATGAATATCAAAGAATGTAAGGTATGGGAAATTGCTCCGAAGTATGATTTTCAAACTCTTCGTGAAAATTATATTCAGGAAAATATTTTTAAGATTGGTGAACTTGTTGAAAATATTAATACTGGATTGTCAGGAAGAATTATTCGTAGAGGTACTAATTATTTGATTTGTGTGACCGAAGATAATATTATGTTTAAGTCTTGGATTAAAGATGTCACCGAAGCATATACTGAAAAGAAAATGAAGAGAAAGGAAAGAGTTCCTGGAAAACCAAATACATTGGTTGGTACTGATGGGTATCGTGATTATGTTATGGATGTTATGAAAATAGACCGCATTAAAAATTTCATAAATAAAAATAAGAAAAGAATTTAAATTTACGACTTATATGAAAAAGCATATTGCTGAAGAACTGCCAGCTAGACAGTTCAAACAGGCGGATATGGACGCCAGTAAAGAAGGTGGTAAAGATGGTAAAGAAGAGAAGGGTGGGAAGAGTCCTGAAGACCGTATAAAACAGGCTGTATATGATATTCGCTACAGAGCACGTAGAGAAGAACTTCCACTACAACAAGCTTTTTCACAATATATGCAAAATAGTTCTATGGGAAACACAGAAAGAATGGCAGTAAAGAAAAAACTATTCGGAGAAAAAATTTCTGAAGATTTTCAAATTGAAGAGATTGCAAGTGATTCAATTGCAAATGCTCTTTATAAAGTTTTCGTTGAAAACAAAAATGAAGTAGTCAACGAAGAAGAACTTTTAAATTATTATAGAGAAGAAGTTATTACTAATGCTAAAGGAGAGAAAAAATATAAAGTTGAAGTAATTGGAAAAGATGGTCGTTCATATGTAAGATATGCGACCAGAGAAAAGATTAATGATTTGAGAACAAATCCTAACATCAAATCTGTTGAAATGACTGATTATGGTCAACCATATGAAGGTGAAAGAAAGAGTGGAAGTATTACTGCAAAAGCGAAGGCAGGTAAAGATTGGGACGGTGATGGTAAGATTGAATCTGGATCTAAAGAACACGCTGGAGCTGTTCATAACGCAATTCAGCGTAAAACTGGTGGAGTTCCTGATGGTAAAGATACTCGTAAGGAAGAAGTTGAATTTATTGGTGAGGTAAAGAAAGTAAAAAAAAATAAAAAAGATGATGGAAAAATTGATGTAATGAAGGGAAAAAATATTGTTAAAGTTGGTCCTAGTGACGGTCAAAATCAAAATATTATGGCAGGATATGAATATGATGATACAGTTATAACTGAGTCTGAGATTTCATCGGGTCAATTGAAATTTATCAAAATGCTTCAAGAAAAAGCAGTAAGTCAAAATCAGCAACAACTTGCTGGAATGGCACTTGCTTATCTGAGAGGAGATATGCCTGATGCTAGTGAAGAAGTCAAAAAAATGGCAAAGATGGGTGAGAAAAAACTTCGTGACTTTGCCAAAACAAAGCACGAAGGTCTTCCAGAAAAAGTAGAAGAAGCAAAGTGTGATTCTTCTGATAAAAATGAAAATGGTGAAGATGAGAGAGGAGATTATGCTAAAAAGAATTTAATTAAAAATAGAATTAGAGCAGCACTTGGAGTAAAGAATCCAATTGTAATTTCTGCTTCTAATGAAATGGGAGGTGAGCAGATTGATGAGTTTTGGGGTCCTAAAACAACTAATGTTCCAAGTGGAAAGGGTGGTAAAGTTACTGTAGGTAAAAATTATCCAGCTCTTAAGAATGGGGAAATTGTAAATGTTCGATATGGTGAAAAAGGTGAAAGGTCGGTGGTTCCTGCAAAATCATCCATTCCCGTTCCAAAACCTGTTCCAGCACCAGCAGGCAAACCAGCACCCCAACCAAAAAGACCAACTGTAACGCAAAGTCTTGAGGGTAGTAAAGGTAGAATGGATATGTGGAAGAATTCTTATGAACCAGAAGGTGATATGGTTGATGAAGGTAGAAGGGGGGGAGAGTTCAGAAGTCTTGGTAGAGCAGATAAAAACGATGGAAGAAATCGTTATATGGGATCTCCTACTCCTGAACAAGAAGCAGAAGAAAAAAGAAGGGGGGATGAAGCAGCAGAGAGAGCTAAAGCAAAATTAAGAAGAAGCTTGGGGCGTTAATTCACCCCATTCTTCAAGAAGACAATAATCCTAAATAGTTACAGCATACCTATCGGAGGTAAATTATGTCCGCAGCAGCACTTTGGGCTTGGCTTCTTGCTAATGAAGCAGCAGTAGCAACTATTCTACTTGTTATTTCTGAAATTCTAGGAGCAGTTCCTGCATTTAAGTCAAATGGATTTATTTCATTTGTTATTCTACAACTTAGAGAATTCTCTAAGAAAAAGGGTGGCGTAGACCCAACTCCCTGAGTATAAAATTTAGTATTATATTTGGAGACTGGAATATTCTAGTCTCCTTTTTTTATAAATATTGTTAGAAAAAAGATTTAGAAGGTAAAGCACATGTCTCTCTGGGGCGATAAAGATAACGTTTTTGCTGGTGGCACAGTTTCTTTAAACTACTCCACTCTTGTCGTTACTGGTGCAGGAACCAGTTTTGGTAACGCTGGTGCAGCAAAAACTGGAGATATAATTAGATTTGGAAGCAGACTTGGAACTTATTACGGTGATGCCGTAATCGTCGGAATTGCAAGCACATCCCAACTTACAATCGGATCAACTTCTGGATTGAGTGGAGCATCAATTGCTTCCACATCATTCACAGTTGCTGAATCTCCAGTTTATGCACCAGCGGATAGTCATTACAGCAGAACTAGAACTAACGCTGATACTTTTATCTATGGTATTTCTACTTCTGGAGCTGCAGCAGCAGAAGGAACTCAATACGAAGTTCCACACGCTGGATGGGTTGGTATTATGACTTATACTGATAATCATGGAAATCTTAGAGTTAAGATGGAAACTCTAGTTGCTATGTCTGGTATTCAGACAGGTAATGTCCCTAAATTCCCTGGACAAAAGTAATAATATATGAGATTTGATGAGTTGAATGAAAATAACTATTTGTTATTTGCGATAAAATTCTATAATAATCCTCAAGCAGTTACCAAAGAAGACTTTGAGGACGATTTGAAGCGAATTAAGTATGTAAAAAGATTATTGAAAAGATATAAAAATACGAGTATTCTCAAAACTCATCTTATTCTTAATCATTTAACGGTTCTTTTTAATGTTTTTGATGATGCCGCTGTTCCCCTTTTGTTTTATAACTTGGAAAAGGATTTATGGCCATCTATTAAAAGTTTCTTACTTTTTTTAAATAGAATACCAGAGTATCCTAAATCATTTATTCATGACATTGCAGAAGATTGTTATTGTTTATCACTTTTGGAGAAAATTTAATGAATAAAATAGATAGAATTATCTCTATTATTCGCTCCTTAAGAGAGGAGGGAATTCCTACAATGAATACTGCTACTACTGCAGGCAAAGCGGGATTTGGCGGAAGTGCTCAAGGATTTGATCCCGGACCAACTGCTGGATATGATAGTCCTTTGGATGGCAGAACAAAGATGGCAAAGAGATTGCCACCAGAATATAGGAAAAAACTTTCCAAAAAAGAAAGAAAAAATAAATAAATTTAAACTTTATAAAGCTTAATAAAATCCTACATTTCATATTATTTGAAATCTAAATATTATTAAAATCTACCCGAATTTTTTGTTTCGTAGGAATACAAATCTTACAATATCTAGAAAGAAATGTTTAATAGATCTACAGAAACAAAAATTGCTGTTCTTGAAGAGCGTCTTACATCCTATGAGGTTATGATGAAAAAAATAGATGAAGCGATTCAAATAATGGGTAAAACCAGTCAAAGTATTTCCAAGATGTTGGCTGTTCATGAAGAAAAGTTGGAGAATAGTAATAAGAGTGATGAATTAATTATTGATAGAATTAAAACAATTGAAGTAAAAAATACTGAAGAGCATGGTAAAGTAATAGAAAGATTTGAATCATTAGAAGAAAAAATAGATGATCGTATAGAAATATTAGATAAAAAGGTTGATGAAATAGCAAAGTTTCGTTGGTTGTTGGCAGGAGCTTTAGTCATTATTTCATTTGCAATTTCCCAATCCAGTATGGTGGTTGATGTCTTGACACCAGACTCGGGACAGGTTAGAATAGAAAGAGAAAAGTAATACTCTTGTAATGGATTTGATTGATTCCAAGTATATTGGATTAGTTTCGTCGCGCCTACAAAAATTTAAAAAGGTTAAATCTGATCTCTACAATTTCCGATGTCCTATCTGTGGTGATTCTCAACGAAATAAGAATAAGACAAGAGGATATTTTTATAGTGTAAAAAATAACACCAATTTTAAGTGTCATAATTGTGGGTCTAGTTTATCATTTAATAATTTTCTCAAAAAGATAGATTCAACTCTCCATAGTCAATATACTATGGAGAAGTTTAAGGAAGGATTTGTTGGTAGAAACTTTGTAGTTGAAGAACCTAAACTAGAGTTTTCAAAACCATCCTTTACTAAAAAATTAAATCTTCCAAAGGCATCAACAAATGAAGTTGCTAAAACTTATCTGGAAAAAAGAAAACTAAATCCAGATAAGTTTTATTTTGCTGACAAATTTCAAGAGTGGGTGAATACTCAAAAACCCACATTTAGTAGGATAGTGAAGGATGAAAGTCGTATAGTGATACCACTATACACTAGGCAAGGAGAGGTCTTTGGATTTCAAGGAAGATCGCTAGGTTTCAACAATGTTAAATATATTACCGTCATCTTGGACGAATCAATTCCCAAACTTTATGGGTTGAATAGAGTAGATGCAAATAAGACGGTTTATATTGTTGAAGGTCCATTTGACTCCGAATTTGTGGAAAATGGAATTGCAATGTGCGGTGCCGATGTAAACATTAAGGAATGCAATTTTAATGATGTTGTTTATGTTTTTGATAATGAACCACGAAATCGGGAAATTTGTAACCGAATGAACAAGATTATTGAAAATGGAAACAAGATTGTCATATGGTCAAAATCAATCTCACAAAAAGACATTAACGACATGGTTATTGCTGGACACAACGTTATGGATGTGTTAAAATCAAATACATACTCAGGTTTAGAAGCAAAAGTAAAGTTTAACGAGTGGAAGAAAGTATGAGCAACGGAACAAAAGTTATTAAGAGAAATGGGTCGGTAGAAAGTTTAGATCTTAATAAACTTCATTTAATGGTAGAAGAGGCATGTAACGACCTTGCTGGAGTATCTGCATCACAAGTTGAAATGCAGTCAGGTATTCAATTCTATGATGGTATTCCAACTTCAGAAATTCAAGAAATTTTAATTCGCTCTGCAAGCGATCTTATTGATCTTGAGCATCCTAATTATCAATTTGTCGCAGCTCGCCTTCTTTTGTTTGCTCTTCGCAAGCAGTTGTTTGGTCGTATGCATGAATGCCCTAAAGTTCTAGAACATACCCGCAATTGTGTTGAGAGAGGTGTGTATGATGAAGAAATTTTAAACCTTTATACCGAAGAAGAATTTGAAAAACTAGACTCATTTATTGATCATAGTCGTGACTATCTGTTTACGTATGCAGGTCTTCGTCAAGTAGTTGATAAGTATCTTGTTCAAGATAGAAGTTCTGGTTCTCTTTATGAGACTCCTCAGTTCATGTATCTTTTGATTTCTGCAACTATTTTCTCTAAATATCCCAAAGAGACCCGTTTGGATTACGTTAAGAAGTATTATGACGCAATCAGCAAGCACAAAATCAACATTCCCACACCAATCATGGCAGGGGTCAGAACACCACTTCGTCAATATGCATCTTGTGTTCTCGTTGATGTTGATGACACCCTCGATAGTATCTTTAGCAGCGATATGGCTATTGGTAAATATGTCGCACAAAGGGCTGGTATCGGTATTAACGCAGGTAGAATCCGTGGTATCAACTCTAAAATCAGAGGCGGAGAGGTACAGCACACAGGCGTTGTGCCCTTCCTTAAGAAGTTTGAGTCAACTGTACGATGCTGCACTCAGAACGGCATCAGAGGTGGTTCTGCTACAGTTCACTTTCCTATCTGGCACCAAGAAATAGAAGACATTCTTGTATTAAAGAATAATAAGGGAACTGAAGATAATCGCGTTCGTAAGTTAGACTATTCTATCCAAATCTCTAAATTGTTCTATGAACGATTTATCCGCAACGAAGAAATTACTCTCTTCTCTCCACACTCAGTTCCTGGTCTTTATGATGCTTTTGGGACTGATTCATTTGACGAGTTGTATGTGGCTGCAGAACAAGATGAGTCTATTCCTAGAAAGACTATTGGAGCACAAGAACTCTTTCTGGACCTCCTGAAGGAACGTGCTGAGACTGGTCGTATTTACATTATGAATATTGACCACTGCAATTCTCACTCTTCCTTTATGGATAAAGTTGAGATGAGCAATCTGTGTCAGGAAATTACTCTTCCAACTAAACCAATCCAGCATATTGACGATCCAAATGGCGAAATTGCTCTCTGCATTCTTAGTGCTATTAATATTGGAAAAATCAGGGATAATGAGGATCTTGAGATTCTTTGCGATCTTGCTGTTAGGAGTCTTGATGAACTTATTGATTTCCAAGGATATCCCGTCAGAGCAGCAGAAATCGCTACCAGAGCGCGTCGTTCACTTGGGGTAGGTTATATTGGTTTGGCACATTACCTCGCCAAGCACGGGGTAAAATATGAGGAACAGGAGGCATGGAATCTTGTACATGACTTAACCGAAGCATTCCAATATTATCTCATTCAGGCAACTGTAAATCTTGCAAAAGAGAAAGGTGCCTGTGAGTATTCTCACCGTACAAAGTATGGAAATGGTATTTTACCAATTGATACATACAAGAAGGATGTTGATGAACTTGTTCCAAATAATTTGAAATATGATTGGGATAGCCTTAGGGAACAAATTAAGCGGTATGGAGTTAGGAACTCAACATTGTCGGCACAAATGCCTTCAGAGAGCAGTTCCGTTGTGTCAAACGCAACCAATGGAATTGAACCTCCTAGAGGGTATTTGTCCATTAAGAAATCCAAGAAAGGACCACTTAAGCAGATTGTACCACAGTATCAAACTCTTAAGAGCAATTATACGCTTCTTTGGGATATGCCTAGCAATACTGGTTATATTAATATTGTTGCTGTTATGCAGAAGTTCTTTGATCAAGCGATTTCTGGAAACTGGTCCTATAATCCGGAACATTATCCCAATAATGAAGTTCCTGTGTCAATAATGGCACAAGATCTTTTAACTACATACAAGTATGGATGGAAGACAAGTTATTATCAAAACACTTATGATATTAAGACCGATGAGGTTGATGATAACGCGAATAAAGTAGATTCTTTAGTTGATGAAATTCTAGCACTATCAGACGAGGAGGAAGATTGTGAGTCTTGTAAAATTTAAAACAGGTTTAGGGGATGAAAGAGTGATTAATCAAATGACCGTTTTTAATTCTGAAGAAGTTGATACTAAAAAACAACCAATGTTTTTTGGACAACCACTTGGAATTCAAAGATATGATTCTTACAAGTATCCCATTTTTGACAAACTTACAACTCAACAGTTAGGATATTTTTGGAGACCGGAAGAGGTCTCTCTTCAAAAGGATAGGGGAGATTATCAGTCTCTTCGCCCAGAACAAAAGCACATCTTTACTTCCAATTTGAAGTATCAAGTTATGCTTGATAGTGTACAAGGTCGTGGACCCGGTATGGCATTTGCACCATACTGTTCGCTTCCTGAACTGGAAGCGTGTATGAAGGTCTGGGAGTTTATGGAGATGATTCATTCCCGCTCCTATACTTACATCATCAAAAATGTATATTCAGATCCATCTGATGTTTTTGATACCATTCTGAAAGATGATAGAATTATGGAACGTGCAATCAGTGTTACTGATGCATATAATGATTTTATCAACAGTGCCCAACATTATGGAACTTCTGAACTTTGGAAACACGCCCAAGAACAAGTTCCTTATGCCCAAGCAGAAAGATATGAACTCAAACGCAAACTCTTTAGAGCAGTTGCAAACGTTAATATTCTTGAAGGTATTCGCTTTTATGTCAGTTTCGCTTGCAGTTTTGCATTTGGCGAACTCAAACTTATGGAAGGAAGTGCAAAAATCATCTCATTAATTTCTAGAGATGAGAATCAGCACTTGGTCATCACTCAAAATATTCTCAATAAGTGGAAAGAAGGTGATGACCCTGATATGAAGAAAATCTCACAAGAGGAGGAGCAGTGGGTCTATAAGACTTTTGAGAACGCTGTCAATCAAGAAAAACTTTGGGCAGAGTATCTGTTCAAGGATGGATCTATGATTGGTTTAAATGACAAACTGCTACATCAATATGTTGAATGGATTGCTAATCGTAGAATGAAGGCGATTGGACTTCGCCCACTTTATGATATTCCCGCAAAGAATAATCCCCTTCCTTGGACTTCTCATTGGATTAACTCTAAAGAAGTTCAAGTGGCACCTCAGGAAACGGAAATTACTAGTTATTTGGTTGGAGGTATCAAACAAGATGTTAAAACCAATACATTTAAAGACTTTAAATTGTGATATAATATTTTAAGATGAATTGAAAAAATGTATTACGTTTATCTCTATCTAAAGGAGGATGGAACTCCTTATTATGTTGGTAAAGGGAAAGGAAACAGATGGAAACAAAAGTCTCATAGTGTTGAAGTTCCACCTCCAGATAGAGTTATTTTTTATGTAAAAGATGTTGATGAAGAAACTGCATTAAAAGAAGAAGTTAATTTAATTCTTAAGTATGGTAGATTAACTGATGGAACTGGAATATTAGAAAATAAAACAGATGGGGGTGATAGTCCACCAAAACAATATAAGCACTTATATAAACCTTATGAAAGAACACAAGAAATAAAAGAAAAATATTCTAAATCTGCTCATAGAAAGGGAAGACCTGGAAAACAAACTCAAGAAGAAATTGAAAGAAAAAGAGAATCTATGAAAAATGTATGGGCAGAAGGAAAAAGAAAAAAACTTTCCAGAGACTCTAAAGGTAGATTTTTAAAGACAAATGAATCCTAAAATACTTAAAGATGATTCCAATTATGATGAATGGTGTGAGCAAGAAATTTTAAATGCTTATAAAGATGCTGCAGAGTATGACCAATTTATGTTTGGTGACTTTGACTATACTGAAGTATGGTTAAACGATAAAGGTAATGATATTGCTTGAGGGTCTTTGGGACCCTCTTTTTTTATAAATAAAACTATAACGAACTTAAAGTATAAAAATGTCTAGACTTACAGGAAATGATGCCAGGAGTTTGATGGAGGCATACAGTGCTGTATATGCTCCCCAAGAACTTACCGAAGAACAAATTTGGGAAGAAGTAGAGAATTGGGTCAACTCCCTTCTAGAAGAGGGTTATGACCTGAGTGACTATACTTGGGAAGAGATGTATGAGGAATATCTTAATGAAGCACCAATGACAGCGTTCCAGGCTGCTGGTGGTCAAGCAAAGTTAAATCAATTAAATAAAGGATTGAGTCCTCGTAGTGGTTTGAGAGCAACAGCATCTACAATAGAAAAACAAGGACAAGAAAATCTTTATAAAGCTGGTGGTGGTAATGCGGCAATTCAAAAAGGACCATCCACAAGACAAAATACAAGAGGTGGTAGGTCAATACAGGTTCCATCTTTAACCAGACAAGATATTATCAATAGAGGAACAGTAGCTGCTGTGTCAAAACCTGCTGGTAGTGCTCCTGCCGCTAGACCTTCTGCCGCTGCTCCTGCCGCTAGACCTTCTGCCGCTGCTCCTGCCGCTAGACCTTCTGCCGCTGCTCCTGCCACTAAATCTGCTACTCCCGCTCCTACTGCTAGACCTTCTGCCGCTGCTCCTGCCGCTAAATCTACTACTCCTGCTCCTACTGCTAAACCTGCCGCTGAAACAGGACCTACAGGAAAGCCATTGGTTGGTGGCATTGAAAGAAGAACTCCAACAAGAGCTGAAATGGATGCAGCAAAAGCATACCGTACTCCATCTGCAACAACAGGAACACTTGGTTCAGCAACAGCGGCTGCTTCTAAACCAGCAGCATTTGGATCATCAACTCCCGCACCAGCAGCGACACCAGCTCCTGCTGCAGAAGCACCTAAGCCTGCACCTAAACCAACTCCAGCAGCAACAGGTTCTAAAAAGCCAGGAAGCATTGTTTCCAGTTTTGATCCATTTGATGTAGTAATTGGACACCTTCTTGATGAGGGATATGCTGATACTGAGGAAGCAGCACTTGCGATTATGGCAAATATGAGTGGAGATTGGAGAGAGAGTATCATTGAAGCGCAAGTGGCAAATAGAGATCCTGATGCTTATGAAGAGGGTGAAAGAAAGAAAGAAACCAGTGGACAAAGATCTGAAAGAAAAGTTAGAGGTAGACTTGCAACCATGGACCCAGAGAAAAGAAAGAGAATGATTGCTCAAATGAGAGCAGTTGGTTTAGATGTTTGATAATCTACACTCAATAAATTGATATAATGTGAGGGTCTTCGGACCCTCTTTTTTTTATAAATACCTAAAAAGTAAGAAAGAAATGAAAACTTTTAGAGAATTTATCACTCTTGTTGAAGATAAAATGACTGAAAGATTGTCTAAAATGAGTGATGATGAATTTGAACAGTTTTTGAAGGGGAGGCAACCTAAAGAAGCTAAGACATTTAGAGCAAAAAGAACTACAGTTTCAAGTAGTGCATTTAGAAATCCACAAAAATCAGCACCAGTATCTAAAACTAGTACAATTACAAAACCAACTCCAACACCCCCATCGGGAGGAGCAACTCCACCAAAAGGAGGACCATTAACAAAAGCGGAACCAGCAGGAAAACTCTCAACTGATGTTAAAACTACATCCACCAAACCTACTGCTAAACCCACAGCAAATCCATTGAAAGGTTTGAAATCTGGTTCAGTTCTTTCTGGTGCTATTGATACTGCACTTGAAAAATCAAAAGGTTCTGGGTGGGCAAGGTCTGTTGCTAAGGGTGCTACAACTGCTCTAGGAACTCTAGCTGGCGGTGCATTAGGTTCTGCTGCTGGTCCTGTTGGAACATTTGCTGGTGGAACTGCTGGTGGTATGGCAGCATCTCAAGCATTTGATACTGTTGCAGGAGCAAATGCGAAAGAAAGAGCAGCAATGAGACAACAAAAACGTCAAAGTCAGTCTGGTGGTGCATTAAAAGGTATTGGAGGAAAAACCACATTTGATACTAAAAAAGGAACTATGACAACTGGTTCTGGTTCTCAGAAGAAAACAGTACAATTAGGTAAAACTTCTGTTGTAACTGATCCTAAAACTGGTAAAAAAGAAACTGGTTATTTGGCATATAAAGGTGGTAAAGCAGTTTATAAGAGAGCAGACACTTCTAATGCAGCTCTTGCCAAAACTTCTTCAAATCCACTTGAAAGAGTTGGTAGAACTTTATTTTCTGGTGCCTATAAGGCGCATGATGAAAAAATGAAGCAGCAGAAATTGAAGCAAGCATCAGCATCTGATGTTAAAAGAAGTAAAGATTTGGGATTGAAGAAGGTTGGACCTGCTATTGTTGGACCCAAAAAAGTTGGACCTAAAGTGGTAGGACCAAAGATAGTTGGACCTGCAAAGTAATAAACATTTTATAAATAATTTTATAAAAAGTAAATTATTAATAAAATGTCAAATCTTTCCCACAGTCTTGTTGAGGATATTTCACATCTTTATAGAAATATCTCATCACAAGATTATTCATATCTTGATGAGGCATCACAACATTATGATGAAGAACTCAAAAATTTAGTTGAAGATATTATAGCATCTATTTCTTTGGAAATGATTTATGAGGGGTATA